TAAAAAATACTTCATCGGCAAACTCGCCAACAGAGTAAAACTTATCATCGTCTATAAATCTTACTGCTTTTACTTCATTTACGCCGTAAAACAAGCAATTATCATAACTTTGAAAGCCTACAATTTCGCCGCTTTCATTATACATAAATATCCCTGATGGGTTATCCCCTAAATTTACTATTTCGTCATTTTGCAACTTGATTTCTGATATTCCGTCATCGTAGAACTTTTTCATCTCTCATCCTTTTTTCTTTTTTATTTAAAGGTTAATTATCTTAACCTTTATGAGAGAATTATAATAAGTATCTTATTAAAGTAAGCTTAAAAATATAAAGATAATTAATTATTTTTTGTATTTTTATAAAGATTTTTAATTTTTTTACAAAAAATATATTAAGATAAGGCTTTTTTTAGCGTAGATTTAAGCAAGTGCCACTCTTCAAGCTCTGCTTTTAGGGCAATATTTTCACGTAGTAGCTCTATTGCAGCCGCTGTTTGATCGCTTATTTTGCCACTGCCAATAGTCGCCCTAAAACTTGCATCGCCCCAGCCTATCTTTTCGGCTAGCTCGCCATACGTGAAGTCATACTCTTTACAAAACGCCTTTACTTCATCTGCTGTCATTGTCTATCCTTTTTTAGGGCGATTTTATCAACTCGCCCCTTAAAATGGTATTTCATCGGTGCCGTCTATCTCGTCGCTATCTATATCTGGGTATTCAGGATATTGTGGCTCGCTATATTGCTGACGTTGAGGCTGTTTTTGCTGCTGTGGTTTCTTTGGCGCTCCTTGCTGATAGCCTTGATTGTTTTGTTTCGCGTCGCCTAACATTTCCATACTCTCAACGGCAATAGAGTGCTTTGAGCGATTTTGTCCGTTGTTATCTTGCCATTGCTCAAATTTTAAATATCCCTCAACGGCGAGCTTTGAGCCTTTGCCTAGATACTGGTTTGCTATCTCTGCACTCTTGCCAAAAAACGTGAGATCAATAAAGCATGTTTCTTCTCTTTTTTCGCCATTTAGTGCGTATTTGCGAGTGACGGCGATCGCAGTTTTGCCTATCGCTATTTGGCTTTGTGTGTATCTTAGCTCTATATCACGAGCCAAATGTCCTATCATTATTACTTTATTCATTGTTTTATCCTTTATGTAGTCGTGTTTTCAACTGTCAAATAAAACTTGACAGTTGGGTTATTTCATCTCTTTTAAGTAGTTTGCTTCGTGGTGGTTCTCGCTCATAAGCCGTTCAATAAAGGCAATATGGCTCAAAACTTCCTCGTTGTTTAGCTTTGTGTAGCTTAGGGGCTTACCCTCTTTGTCTTTTGGGTAGTCGGTATCAAGGCGTTTTAACACTTGCTTGAGTGTGTCAAACGCCAAATAAAAAGGGCGTATCGCTACGTGGAGCTCTCTAATCTCTAAATATCGCAACGCCCAAAGCTCTTTTAAAACGACGCCGTGCATAAAACGGCTAAATTCGTTTCTAATTCTCACACTCTAACCGCCCAACTAGAGCTTTCAGGGCGGATAAACTCGCTTGGCACGTCGTAGCCCATGTGTTCGCAGTAGCCCTTGTAATCAGGTTGTGCTTTGCGGTTGATCTTATACACGCTTAGCCCAAAGTGTGCCTGCTCTCTGCCGTCCGCTTTCTCAATAGCTTTGGCTTTTAGCTCGGCTATTTTTGCCTCTAGCTCACTTTTTTGTGCGTTTAGCTCGCTTAGTTCGCTTGCAAGCTCAAGCCACTCATTATTTGCCTCGTCATCTTGTAAGTATTGCGCCTCAAAAGCGTTCCAAGCATTTTTTAGCTCGTTGATTGCCTTTTTGTTTGGCAAAATCTCACAAGTGACTGCTTCTAGCTCAAAGTCATCATTTAGGTGTCCAACGGCAAAGATACACTTTTTCGCCTCGCTCACATATAGCTGGTGTTGCACTTGATAGTAGTATTTTTTGCTTGGCACGCCACACTCTTTTACTTGCTTATACTCAGCGTCGCTAAATTTTATCTCGCAGATAGTGTCCGCCATAATATCTAGCCCATCAAGGCTTGCCGAAAATCTTGGGTCATCGTCGCTTTGCATTACGACTGGAATAAAATCATAGTGCATTGTTTTATTTAGCCACGCTCTAAGATCAGGCTCGTAGTTTTTGCCATTTTTCATAGCTTGATTTTCAAAAACGGCTTTTTGTCCTTTCTTGATCTGAGCTAATACATAGGGCTTATTAAAGCCGACACCCATAACGTCGCCAGCCTCGCTAGCGTTAAACTTCGTCCTGCGATACTCTAGCCACTCAGGTGTGTTTTGCTCTAAATTTATAAACATTTATTATCCTTTCTTTATAAAATAATCGTCTCCGTCAGCATACGCCATAACTGCTCCTATGGCTGTATAGCTTTTTTCTAACTCTTTTTGTATCTTTGCTAAATTTAATATGATCGTTTCGTCTTTGCTTTGTGAAAGCTTTTTGTATCTCTCTTTGTAGTAGTCACGCTCTGCCTTTATCTGTTCGTATATAGGATCGCTTGGGCGTGGGCTACTCGCCTTTTCTAGCTCGTGCTTTAAAACAACTATCTTGTCATTATGCTGTTTTAGCTGGCTTTTGTAGCCGTTTATCTCTCTTTTGTGACGTTTTGCGTTATCGATCAAGACAGCGTTAAGGTCGGCTACTTTACTAACAAGGGATAAATTCTTTTGCCTGGTCTCTTTTGCAAGTGTTAGTTCGCTAAGTATTGTTTTTTCTAACTCTTGCTCCGCCCAAAGCCTAAAGTATTTAGCCTCTTTGCTTCTGATAAACATGCCAAGCTTAATAATGCCACGCAAAGTCCATTTAATGAGTGGGCGGTTGCGGTCGTTTTTAACTACGACAAAATGAATATCCTCGACGATTTCGTCAGCGTGCTCTCGCTTGTGATCTCTGATTGTCTTTTCGCTCACGCCGTAACGTTCTGCCACGTATTCAGAAGTAAAGGTTTTAAAATTTAGAATTTCAACTTGTGCTGGCTCTGTTTGGAATAATGACTGCATTTAATCCCCTTTGTTTGGATTTAAAATATTTATGCGGGAATTATATCAGTTTATAAAACATAAGTCAAGAGTTTTTATTGTGGATTAAAACAAAAAAAGCAAAAAGGTGTTTTGAATTAAAATTTTTAATAGCTGGAAATCCCAGCCATTAAACAATCATCGATTTTAAGGCATTTTGTAAGATTTTATAATTTTCAAGCTCTTTTTCAAGCTCGTAAATTTTTAAAACCATTTCGCACGCCTTTTCGACTTGCGGCGTTATTTTGCCAAGCGATAGCGCGGATCGCAAGCCGCCCTCGCTCATTCCTATCCTCTCCGCTAACTCTCTTTGAGTTATGCCTAGCTCTTTACATACACGCTTTACGATGTTATCGTCCATAGCCTCTTGCAAACCCTGCTCTTGCTTTTGGCGTTTTTTGTAGCCATTATAAGCTCTATTAGCCTTTGCTTCTTCGAGATCAGCCTTTATTTTGCCGATATTTGCCTCTTTCTCTAGTGTATCGAGCATTGTTTTTTCTATTTCATCATTCATTGTTTGTCCTTATTCGGTTTTTTATATTCTTCAACTAATGTTTTTAGGATTATTTCTATAGTTTCTTTATCTTTTGCCCCTTTTAGGAGTGTCTCCATAAAAACTATAAATTCATAATCCTTATAATTGCTATGTTCTCGTGCTTGCAAGATATTAAGTATAGTTTCTTTTGAAACTGGAGCAGGTTCGTTGTTGTCTATTTCTTGCTCGTTTAAAGAAACGTAATTGTCAGTCTCTGCTGGTAGTATTTCTCTTTTGATGTCTTGGTCACTTATCGGCTTTTTTTGTTCTTCTATTTTATTTAAAAGAGTTTCTACTGCATCAGTTAATATTCTAGTTCTGCTTGCCCCTATTTGTATCCGTGCCTCATTTATTCTATTGATAATTATTTGTTCGTCCTTATTTTTATAAAGGATAGTTATGGTCACTGCTAAAATAATAGCAAACATAAAAGCATCATCACCTGATCTATAAGAAAGCTTATCGAATATAAAAAGAGTAATAAAAAAAACTGCAATGTATTTTATAATCGCATACGCTACAAATTTAAAACTTATTAGCTCTTTAAAAAGAGTGTCTTGTAAAAAAATATCAGCTTTGTCGTAAAGATCAAGTTTTTGTAAAAACTCCTCTTTTTTTAAAGAATTTTCTTTTGGGATAAGCCACTCTTCTTCTTTTTTTAGTTTTTTATTGATATACCAACATCTAAGCAGCGCCATTTCTTATACCTTTAGACAAATTTTCAAATTTTATTTAAAGATTTTTAAAATAAACTTTCTTTTTAAAATCGAGCTGGTGGCTCACTAGAAATAAGTAGCCGCTCTTTCTCTTTAATATACTCCATTAAAATTTTTCTTATGTGCATAGCCAAAGGGCGATACTCTTTTTGTGCGTCGTCCTTTAGTTTTGCTAGCGTTTCATCATCTAGTCTTATGCTTACGACATTGCTTTGTTTCTCTTTCATCGTTTTCTCCTTACGCCGTTTTCTTGCTTTCAGCTTTTATCTTTTCAAGCTTAGCTAGTAGCGCCGCTTTAGCCTTATCGTAAGGCACTTGCGAAAACGATTTAACCTTGTAATATGCTGTTAGTTTCTCTATGTCCGAGTGCGTAACCTCGCAAAGCTGGGTTAGGTCGCTTAATTGCTCTGGCGTCATATAAGCAACTTTGCCTTTTTGCCCCTCTTTTGGCTCATCGGTGTGCGTATTTGTAGCGTCGGCGTCTTTTGTGTCATCAATCGCAAATAAGCCGTTTAGCGCGTATTTTCTAGCATAGCTTGAAGCGGAGCCAGTTATTTGTGCCTCGTCCATACCTTTTTTTGTTTCGGCTTCTCTTGCATAGGCACTTACACTTATTTCGCCTTTTTCACATACAAATTTAGCCGTAGCCTTTACGTATATGCGGTTGGCTACAAGCATTATTTCATCACTTAGGAGCGTGCAAAAGCTATGTTTCGCTTCAAGCTCTTTTAGCGCCTCAAGTATATCTTCACAAGAGCGGTATTTATACCCGCCAAACTTATTTTCTTGTGTCTTTGGGGCTTTTAACTCCGTTTGCACCTTATTTAATAGCTCTATCACTTCCTTATCCATTTTTTATCCTTTCTAATATTTTTTGAAATTCTCCCCAAGTCATATTTGGCTCGCCATAAAATTCAACAAGCCTCATCAGAATATAAGAGCGCATTACTTTCAGCCTCCTCTCGTAGTTTTTTCAGTGTTTGTTTGTAGGTCGTTGTATAGCTCAAGACTGCATCGTTGCTCATTTCAGCTTCAACGCATAGCACATAGACAAGTGCGGCGTAGGCGAAAAAGTCTTTTTTGCAATGCTCGATAAGCAGATCAACTATTTCTCCGCTGTTTTCGCCAAGTGCATTTTTAAAGGTGTAGCGGTGGAGGTTATACACCGCCGAAATATCACTTATTAGCTCGTCGTATTCTTGCTCGAAATTTATATTTTTTACGTCGCTTTCGGCACGTGCTAAGTCATAGCTCAAACTCATCTTTAACTCCTTTTGATGCTTAAATAGGCGATGTTTTTTATCTCGCCGCCATTGCTGAAAATCACTCTAAAGAATTTAATTAGCTTTCTCATCTCTAACTCCTTTTTCTAATAGAAACCTTGCTCGCCACCGCCGTCTGAAGATGTTAAAAATTAATTTAGCTTGCAAAAGCAATTTTTAAAGGAAAGATTTTTATATGAAAAGTGTTAGGCTTTCGCCTACTCCAAGCAAGCAAGGCTTTTATTAGAAAAAGTAGTGTTTTTCGTTTTATTAATAACCCTGTGAAAAACTATCCTAAATCAGGGCTGGTGCTGAGTGATAGATTTTCGCCCTATCACTGACGCTTCAGATTGAAACGTGATTGACCTGCAACTCGCAGGAGGCTCACTCTGTCAGCTTACGCTTGAAGCCTATCTACTTTTTGTTTCGATGAGAGAAGTATAGTATAACTATCCTTAAATTTATATAAAATAGAATAGTATAACTATACTTTTTAAAAATATATTTTGTGGTATAATTTTTGTTAAATTTTTAGGGGAGGGTTTTATGAAAAGGACATTATTTGTAATCTTAGCAGTTTGCCTATTGAGCCCTATGGGAAGCTTCGCCTACGGCAAAAGTGTAGGCGGGTATCATAAAAGAAACGGGACTTATGTTAGATCCTACCATAGAACAAATAGAGATCATACGCAAACCAATAATTACTCATCAAAAGGCAACTATAATCCATACACCGGCAAGAAAGGCACTAAAAGGCCTAAGTGGTAAAATTTAGGATTTAAATATGAAAAATATCGCTTTTATATGCCTTGTTGGGCTTTTGTTTTCAGGGTGTGTGTTTAATCCAAACAATAGGGATGTGGCCTTCATTGATAACAAGGCTTATTATATCCCGGTAGAGACAAAGCAGTTTATAGTAACGGACGACATAATACAACATCTTAATAGTGTCGGAGTAGATTGTGAAGTCGGGGATCTGATGTGGGTGTCTAAGTATGACGTTGATGAGCTGATACGATCAGAAAACGAGGATCTACTAAGAAAATATTTTTATGATAATTTAGCCGGTTGTTCTCGTCCTATGACGCAACAAGAACTGGAGTATTATATTCAAGCAATGCAGCGTAATAATCAGGTCAGGTATGGAGCATTAGACGCTATGCAAAGTTGGGCCAACGGGTTTAACCAAAGCGCAGCCCAACAAAACGATTATGCTAATCAGCTAAGAGAGATGAATTATAATTCGGCTCGCAGGATGGAGCAAAATCAGCAGGGATATTATTTTCAGCCACGACCACTATATTAAAACTTACTGCCTTTTCTCCACTCCCACGGCGGAGTAGGGTTGCTACTCTGCCAAAGCCCTCGCTTATTCTCACGAGCTGTTTTCTCTTGATCTACATATATTCTCGAGTATTTGACATAAGCCCAAGCGTAGCCGTTTAGCACAATTTCAGCGTTTATGTCTTGCCCTTTGAAATGGATAATGCCTAGTGTGCGCTTGTACCTATCTTTGCCCTTTGGCTCTACTTCTACAATTTGCCCTGCGATCAGGCTAGCCAAGAATTGCTTTGATCGTTGTCCGTAGTCTTGCTTTTTCTCTGGAGCGTCAATGCCGAAAAGCCTTACTTTGATTTTTTGCTTATTTTGTAATACCGTGATCGTGTCGCCGTCGTGGATAGATACGACCTTGCCGACAAAGGCAAAGAGAGACGCATACAGCATTGCTAGCAATAAAATGCTTTTCATTTCTTTTCAATTCTTTTAATTTAATTTAATTTAAGATGGTAAAACTTCAAAATCGTTTTAGAAATTTTATAGTATAATTCTATCAAGATAACTCGTGATGGATTAGCGCTGCGGTCTTGGTAACAAGGTAGGCCTTGGCTTAGTATTCCGCATGCCCCTGGGGTTATCTATTTTGTTTTAGATTCTTTACGAAGCTACTGGGGCGCTTAACTATCTCATCCATAATAAATTCCACAAATTGCTCGGAATAGGTATAGTGTTCTTGTCTTCCTATCACGTGTTTGTATGCGAATTTTTTATTTTCCTTGACGTTATAAAAATTTATCACTAAATTTAAGACGAATTTATTAAATCCTTTTTGATAGTCTAGTACTATTTTTTTATTTTTTAGCCTTGTTCCAACCGCCTCTATAACGTTATCATACGAATATTTGTGCGTATTGTACGGGTCTTTAAGCTCTTTGGCGATAACTATTTTGGAACTTGAATTTTTGTCTATACTGACCGAAAAATCAGCCTCTTTTTGATGCTTTGTTATGTATAACTTTTGTTCTAGGCGCATAACAAACCCGTCCGATTTTATTTCATTGCTAAGCACTTCTATACTGTTTGCTTGCTCTATCAGTTTTTGGGCAACTTCAGGCGAATATTTTAGCTTGATCTCCTCATTGCTAAGCGGCTTGTAGTTAAAAGACAAAACCAAAAAGTTATCCGCCAAATAATCGGTTATATTTACACTATGGAATTTACTTATTTCATTGACGTAATTTAGCACGCAAGCTTGAAATAGCGGAACGTATTTTGCTTCATAGTCCTCGTTTATAAAATGCGTGCTGGTATTTCTTAGCTGTATAATCTGTTCTAAATTTTTCCTTTTCCCCGTATTTTTATCTGTATAAACCCTACTGATAGCATCGTTTAGCGAAATACTCCTGTTCGTATCTTTGTAATAAATACTCTCGCCCCTCTTTAAAAGGAGGGATTTTAACATTAATTCCCAAGCATTGCAGATAAAAAAGCTAAAGCCCTCGACGCGGTATTTTATCGTCGGTTTGTTATAAATTTCTAGCGCTAATAGAAACGCCTCTATACTCTTTTCTACTAGCTGATTACCTTGATCTACCATTTTGTCCTCTTCCCTAAAATCTCTTTGAATTTATGGAGTAGCTACCGACTACGCGAGGGCTATCTTATGCCCTGATCGTCGAATACTAGCCCCTTATAAAACTTTATTTTTATGTTAATATCATTTGTTTTTTTATTCTTTTACTCCCTCACCCCTGTAATTTCGTTTTTGCGCCGTTAACCAAATTTTTCATCCATAATTTTTTCTGCATCATAATAGCTAAGCCTATCCTCAGAATAAAACATATACATATCACAATATTCGTTATGATAAAATTTCCCAATTTTTGTAACTTTGATTATGGGTAGATTAAATTTGGCACAAAGGCTGTTAAAATCAAGAGAGTTGGCTGTAGCTCTATGATTTATAAAAAAATAGCCATTTTTAACCAACTCGTTATATTTGTTTTTAAATTCTTTTTCTGTCATTTTATGCCCCTTTGTGGCTACCAAAACACCCTTACTTTATCCCATAATCCTCAAACGTTAACCCTTTATATACTTCGCAATGGACTTTTAAATTCGTTTAGAGTTTATTGCATAACAACCAACAACACGCCCTAAAATTTCGACATTTAACTCTTCCTCGATAATTATTGGCTCATAGTCCTTATTATCACTTATTAACGCCAATGTAGGACGTTTTTTTATTCTTTTTATAAATATTTCGTTTTCATATTTGCAAACATAAATAGCGCCCTCTATTTGGTTTATATCATCACAAAAAACTACCAAGTCGCTTTCTTTAATAGTCGGCTCCATTGAGTTGCCGAAGCAAGGGACAATGCCTAACTTTGCGTGCGGGCTAACGTTAAACATAATTTTTAAATCGTTTGGATTAAAAGGTAGCAATTCAGGCTCGCCAAAATCGTCGTTTTCAGCGCCACGACCTGCAGAAACTACTCCGTCTTTATAAAACGGAACATAGACGGTATTGCTATTGTTTTCTCTATCTCCAGCTTCTTTATCTGGCGGGACGATCTGAAATAAGTCTTGTAAAATTAAGTCATTTGTTGGAATGCCTAATAGCTCGCACATTGCTTGTGCTTTTTCTATTTCGGGCTTGTTTTTGTCGTCTTTAAACCAAAATTTTATACCACTTTCTGATATTTCATACCCAGCTTTTGTAAGTATCTCTGCTAATTTTGCATAAGATATTTTCTTTTCCTTTAGAACTTTTTTTAATAGTGGTTTATTGAGTTTGTATTCCATGCTATCCTCCAAAGTAAAATGTATAGTAATTATATCCTTTTTTTAAAATAATTTAATATAGTAATACTATACTATTAATAACTCTTTAAGAATAGTATAGCTATACTTTCATTATGACAACTAAAAAATTTACACAAATATTAAGAAAACATTACAGTAAAGAGGTTTCTGTCAAGGGAATAAGGTATGGCTATTTTAGCCCTAAGAGAGAAAAAATAACAGCTATGTATGTCGAGGATGGCATAAAACCGACTTTTTGGGAGGAAGTAAAAAACGGCTGGTATAGAACTCAAAGGCTAAAAGAAAAATCTCAAAAGGCTAAAAAATGATAGCAGAAACAAGCATAAACGGCTACATAGCCAGCGCAGATAAACACGAGATACAAAAAACGAAGATAATGAAAGCACTTTTTAAATACCCAAATGGTGCGTCACGGCACATGTTGTCGGAAGAAACAGGGCTACCTACTGCGACCGTAAGCGCGAGAGTGAATAACCTTGTATTTTTGGGGCGCATAAAAGAGCGAGGCAAAGATAAATGCCCTATCACTGGAGTGACTGTTAAGTGGTGCTTTTTTAATGAAGCTCACCTTATAAACAAGGAGCTTATAAAATGCATAAAGGCGGCGAGCAATGCCTGACATTGAGTTTATGATCGCGTCTTTTGTGATCGGCATTATTCTATTTGAGCTTATTAATTACTTCAAATTTAGGCTGTGAGATGAAACTCTTAGCCTTAATAATTTGGATAATTTTGAGCTTTTTGGCGGTTTGCCTTTTTGCGTCGGCTGTGCTTGCTTGGCTGACGGTAGAGAAATTTAAGGGGAGGGGGTTTAAATGAGTATAAGAATAATGAGCCAAGTTTGGAATATGGAAATCGACGATAGCACTGCAAAACTAACACTTATGGCACTAGCTGACTTTTCAGATGATGAGGGGTATTGCTACCCTAGCTATGAAGTTTTGGCTAAGAAAATATCAAAATCAAAAAGAACAGCAATAAGAGCAGTTGAAAAGCTAACTGAACTTGGATTTTTACAAAAAGAAAAAAGAAAATTAAAAGACGGAACAAGCAGTGCAAATCTATACAAAATTTTAAGTGAAAACGATAGGGTGACACAGACGCACCCTAGGGTGACAAACGAAAAAGAGAGGGTGACAAGTATGACACTACCTAGTGACACATATGACACCCCTAGGGTGACAAGTATGTCACCGTGTAGTGACAAGGGTGTCACCCCTATTAATATAACCACCAATAGAACCGTCAGTAGAACCATCAAAGAACCGTCAATTAACCCCCTACCCCCTAAGGGCGTTTCACTACCTGACTTCATTGATCCAAATCTTTGGCAAGAATATCTAACCTACAAGAAAGAGCGACGAGAGAAACTAAGCTCTAAGGGTATCGAGATGAAATTTAGCGAGTGGGCTAAGTGGGCGAACGAGGGTATAGACGTCAATGCCTGCATACGTGAAGCTATGGCTAACGAGTGGCAAGGGGTGTTTAAGCCAAAGCCAACCTACGGCGCAAAAGCGACTAGTAGCACGCAAGGCGTAAGCGATGATAACCCTCACGGACTAAAACAAGGCACGCTAAACACAATGGCGGCATTTAGGGAGCTAGCTAGAGAAATGAGAAAAAACGGAAAAAGTGACTTGGTAGGAGATTTTCAATGACGATACAAGAATTTTACGGCGTATTTATGCCGACGGTAGAGTATTACGGAGCGAATTTGAGTAAAGCCGTGATCGCGCTTTATTTTGAGGACTTAATGGACTACGAGTCGAACGAATTAGCCGCGGCGCTAAAACTAGTTAGGCAAACGCGAAAATATCCTACGATGCCTACGTCGGCGGAAATTTTAGAAGCGCTTAACGGAGACGAGGGCGACAAAGCGCAAAAAGCGTTAGACGAGTTAGCTTACGCCATAAGACGCTACGGACCTTATCGTAGTGTTTGCTTTAAAGACGGCGCGATAATGTCGGTAGTGCGTGCTAGGGGTGGCTGGATAAAGGTTTGCAACCTAGAAGGGCAAGACTGGGAGAATTTTAAAAAATGGGACTTCGCCAAGCTTTATAAAATTTACGCGAAAACCCCACAAATTTGTCCTGATTATCTAATCGGCGAGAGTGAGGCGAATAACAGCTTTAACGGCGTAGGCGGAAACGAGCCAGTATATTTTATCGGCGGAGACAACGACGGCAAATTTATGGGCGTGGCTAAATTTAAAGCTCTAGCTGAGCAAAAATCGCCTATTAAGGCAATATTAACGAGCGCGATAAAAAGGATTGGTGCGTGATCAAAGTTTTAAACCTTTTCGCAGGGCTTGGCGGTAACCGCAAGTTTTGGGATGATGTGGCAAGAGAAAAAGGCATAAACATAGAGGTAACAGCCGTTGAGTTTGATCCTGAAATAGCTAAAGCTTATGCAAAACGTTATCCAAACGACAACGTGATAGTAGGCGACGCTTGGGATTACGCTGCTAAAAACTACTTAGATTTTGATTTTATATGGGCGTCTCCGCCTTGCCAAACTCATAGTAGGTTAAATACTGGCAACAATTTACGTTGGCAACATACTAGAAAATTGCCTGATTTTAGACTTTATGAGCTTATATCGTATCTTAAGACGTTTTGCAAAAAAGCTTTTGTAGTTGAAAACGTAGTGCCATACTATGAGCCACTTATAAGACCAACCGCCGAGATAGGCAGACATTATTTTTGGGCGAATTTTGATCTATTTTTTTTAAGTAATGATAAATTCAGGATCATAGAGAAAGTTAAAATAGGCGACTTTAAAGACCTTGATTTGAGCGAGTTTAATATAACAAATAAACGCCAGGCTATAAGAAATGAAGTTGATTATGAGATAGGCAAAAAGATATTTGAGCGTTATTTGGAGAGCAAATGAAAGCCGTATATATCACAATAGCCGAAAGCGGAGCTAACATAATTGCAAAAGTAGCGGACGAAAATAAAAAAATACTTGATAGCTTTGAGATAAGCCGTAAAGACGCAAGCGGAGTGCTTGAAGTAATGAGAAAGTGGAACGAGAAGCACAAAAACGAGGAAGCAAGGGGGCTATTTTGAGATTAACAAAATGTAAAAAAGGAAAGAAAGAATGGTACTAAATTATGCAGTTTACAAATTAGATCTTGATGATATTGAAAATAGCAGCGACTGGTTTGATAAAGACGGATGTCTCAAATATAAGGAGAATTATTTATTTAAGACTTTGTGCGAAAGCGGAGCCTTAGAGAACGCTCAAATAGTTGCAGTGTTTTTTGATTGTGATGATGCTGTCCAGTTTTGCAAAAAACAAGGTCTTAGCACAAGCTCTTATTATTTTTATTTTTGCACTCGTGGCCACTACTCATCAGATGCAGAAATGGGCGAATATGTAGAGGTAAGATATTAATGCGACTAACACGAAGCGAAAACAGAGCCTACCAACTAAGGCTACTTGAAGCCTACCCACTTTGTCAAATATGTGAGGAGCAACAAAGCATAGAGTGCCACCACGTACGCTATGGCAGATTTGGGGCAGATAAGGACGACAGCAAACAAATAGCCGTTTGTAGAGAGTGTCATCAATGGTGTCACGCTCACAAACACGAAAGTATAGAAAAATATGAGGAGGTAGCAGATGAGAATTGGCAACGTTTCGGCGATTGTTAAAAACAAATACCACAACCGCAAGACCAAAGGCTTTGATAGTGCAAAAGAGTGGCGACGCAATCAAGAGCTAGAAACCTTACAAAGAGCTGGCGAGATAAGTGAGCTAAACCGCCAAGTGCCGTTTGTGCTAATACCTAGCTACACCATAGCAGACGAAACAACAAGGCAAGGCTTTAGAACTGTGCGTGAGATCAGATACATAGCAGATTTTACATACCGCCTAAAAAATGGCAAGAGGATAATAGAGGACGTAAAGGGAATGCAGACGGAAGTTTTCAAGATAAAGCGAAAATTACTTGAGAGAAAAATAGCCCTTGGAGTGATAGAGGGCGAGTTTAGGATTTATTGATGGCGAAGATAAGCGACAAGACAAAAGAAGCGATCATCGCTGAATATCAGTTGGGCGCTAGCAAAAAAAGCTTGGCGTTTAAATATGATGTAAGTATTGGAGCAGTTTTTAAAATTTGCAATGGCATAAGCCAAGCAGATGCTGAGTTAGTGAAACAACAAGTAGCGATAAATACGGCTTTGGCTGGCGAAAATGAAACAAAAGTGAAAGCGTTTCACGAAATAGTAGACGAAAAGACAAAACATTTGCTCTATTTTCAAAACGCAGCGCTCAGAAATCAAAAGAAAGCGGACGAGATGCTAGAGATGAGCGATAGGATAGCAGACGTTGAAGCCCATAGCAGGATCACGGCTAGAAACAAAGAGACTGTGCTAGGGCGTGAGGCTGATACGGTGATCAATAATGCAAACGTGCAAAGCGAGCAAAAGATAATCATTGAGCGAAAGGAGCTAAAAGGTGATACAGAGAATTAAGGAGTGGTATAGAAAAAAGCAAATAGGCGAATATTTTGTAGTTGCCTTTGTTGTATTTTTTTTCTTTTTTATGCTAATTGGGGGGATGTGGCTTGAAGCAGCAATAAAGGGGCTAAAAATATGGATGATGGACAAAATATGGTTTGGCGGTAGTATATTTGATTTCTTGGGTGGGCTATGAGTGAAACAGCGCTTTGCTTAACATATACGCCGTGGCAAAAAGAAGTCTTTTTTGAAAATACTGCACGCTTTACCACAATAGAGAAAGGGCGCCGTGTAGGATTTACCAAGGGCATAGCAAACGCTACGATTGAGTGGCTACTAGAAGGCAAAAAGGTGCTTTGGGTAGATACTATCACGTCAAACCTACAAAGATATTATGAACGCTATTTTTTGCCTGAATTAAAAGCCTTGCCAAAAGAGCTATATAGATTTCACGCTCAAGACAAAAAGCTAAGCATCGGCGAGGGCTATCTTGATATGAGAAGTGCAGAACGCCCAGAAAACATTGAGGGCTTTGGCTACGATATAGTGATCCTAAACGAAGCTGGCATAATCCTAAAGGACGCCTATCTTTGGGATAACGCTATAAGAGCAATGCTACTGGATAACCCAAAATCAAGAGCATTTATAGGCGGCGTACCAAAAGGCAAGAACCGCTTTTATGACCTTGCCAAACGTGGGATGAGCGGAGATAAAGACTGGAAAAATTATCAAATATCAAGCTTTAATAATCCACTCCTTAAAAAAGAGCAGATAGACGAAATGGTGGCAGAGCTTGGCGGTATAGATAGCGACGTAGTGCGCCAAGAGATATACGGCGAGTTTTTAGATACTACCTCAAACGTGTTATTCAACCTTGCACTAATTGAAAACGCGTTTAGCACGCAGATGTCAAACGAAAAAGCTAGCATTGTTTGGGGGCTAGACGTGGCACGTGAGGGAGATGATGAAAGCGTGCTTTGTATTAGAAAAGGTTATGACATCACAAACTTTTACACATTTAGGCTTGATAGTGTGACAGCTTTAGCAAGGGAAATTTTTGGCATATATGAGAGAAGTGAGGATAAGCCAGATGCTATTTTTATCGATAGCGTTGGCATTGGTGCTGGTGTGTTTGATACTTTGGTGGATTTTGGATTGCGTGGGATAATCAGAGAGGCTAAATTTTCATACAAGGCAACAAATGAGAAGCTTTACGCCAACAAAAGAGCGGAAGCATATTTTACACTCAAAGAGAAATTTAGGCTACTTAGTATCGTGCCAAACGACAAACTCAAAAAACAGCTTAGTACCATTAGTTTTTACTATGACAAGAAAGAGCGCTATTTATTATTGCCAAAAGAGAATATCAAAAAAGAGTTTGGCTTTAGCCCTGACCTTGCGGATGCCCTTGCTCTTACGTTTTTTGACCCATTGCCAGCAAAAATTAACACAATCAACTACGATGACGGAGGCGTTTGGTGAAAGAGTGCCAAAATTGGGTAGATTTGGCAAAACAAATCGAGTATATTTTTGAGCGTATTGATGTAGAGCTAATTAGGAAAGTGGCAACGCTTGATGATGAGGCTTTGCGTCTTTGTTTTTGTGTGATGATTTGCGAGTGGCTAAAAGGGGCAAAATTTATCCCTACAAAGCAAGCAAGGGTAAAACTTGCAACGGCTCTAAAACAAAAAGGGCTTAGCAAAAAAAGAGTGAGCGAGCTAGCAAATGTCAGCACAAGAACAATTTATAGACTAGGACACGAAAATGACGAACGATGAAAGAATAAGCTACCTCGAGGAGCTAGTGCAAATAGCATACAATGGCTATGCGGAGTACAAGCCTTTTTTTGACAAGCTAAATGATGCGTATTTATTGGTGCTTGAAAGCGAGCAGTATAACAGCCTAAAAGAGAGAAACAAGAGCAAAAACTACATACCAAAGCTCAATTCAAAAGCAAAAAGGATATATGACGGCCTTACTGAGACATACTTCAACAATGACACATTTGCCAAGCTAGAACCTTATATAAACTCAACGCATGATGTGATTGACAAGTGGCAAGAGGCGCTAAATTTCTACTGCGACAAAATAAATTTATATAAGATTTTTTCGCCTATCTTTTTAAAAGCTGCTTTTTCGGCAAGCTCGGTAGTAAAAGTGTTTTGGGGTAAAGATGAAGCAAAGATAGAGGAAGTGGATATAAATGACATCTATTTTGATCCTGATGCCAAAAATACAGACGACATCCGCTATATCGTGCACAGAATTTACCTTACAACAAACGACATCAAAAAGCTAATCAAAAATAAAACATTTAAGCAAATTGATCTAAGTGAGAATAGACCTTATGAGAGAATTTGCTTAAATGAAATTTATGAACTAAACGATGAGAAATGGAGCGTTAGCACGCTTTACAATAGCGAACTACTAAGAGATAAAGTAGAACTAAAAGACGGACAGCCATTTATCTTTGGCTATATGTTGCCACAAACAAAACGCAATACTGATCAAACGTTTGTTTGTGCTTATGGTGAGCCTGCTCTTGCTTCACTTTTGCCGTTGCAAGATGAACTAAACGCGATCAGAAATTCAATCACAGACGTAACAAGAAACCAAGCAACACCAAAGATTATTTTTAACCGAAGTGCAAGTATATCAAGGGCTGATTTAGAGCGCCCAAGTGGTGCGATTTTCACTGATAGCCCAGCCGACATCAAGATAGTACCGCCTGGCGACATCAACGCTTCAATGGCTACACTTCAAGTGATCGAACAAGAGATGAGCGAAGTTAGCGGAGTGAGCCCTCAACAAAATGGAGCACCAACAACTAGGCAAGAAACAGCGACAATGGCGTCAATTATGGCAAATGAGGGGAGCGTAAGGCTTCAAGGGTATATAAGAACCTACAATGAGACCTTTTTTGAGCCTATATTTGAGCGCCTTGCATTTTTAGTTTGGAAATATGGTGATCCGCTATTTTTTGCAGGGTTTAATCGTGGTGAAATACCGAGCTTTAACATCAATCTAAACACTGGCATAGGCGCACTAAATAAAGAGGTGCAAAAGAAAAGCCTAATGGATGCAAGCCAAGTAATAGCAGCTCAATTTGGTATGTGCTTACAGCTTCAAGACGGCGAGGGTGCAAATAGGATGAAAGAAGCAAACGAGAAAATCCTATTAGAGCTATTGCCACTATATGGCATAAAAGACCCAGAGAATTTTATCGGAAAGGAGAGTGAGCTTGTTAAACAACTTAAGCCACAGGCTATTTTGCCAAGCGTGGCAGAGCCTATCGCAGAAGCAGGAGCTTTACCAGCTGACGCAATGCCAAGCGTTTAGGGCTTTTTCAGAATATCTATTAGGGCTTTATGCGGCAAGTGTTACCGCTAGCCAAAATGATAAAAACAGCGATGAAATGAGGTTAAGGGCGATCGAGAACATTAAAACTCTCGAAAGCCTTTTGAGTTTTTTTGAAAATTACAAAGAGGAGTAATAAATGACAGAGCAAGAAGCACTAAACGAGCTAACAGCCATAGTAAATGGGAACGAGCAGGCAGAGCCTGAGACAAACGAAGTGGCAGAACAGCCAACAGAGGAAGCAAAGACTGAGCCAGCGACAGTGTCAGATGAGCCAAAGAAAGAGGAGCTAAATATAGATGCTATTAAGCAAGCACTAACTGAGGCGCTAGCAGCAAAAGAGCAATCAGCACAAGGGGCAAAACCACAACTTGAACCTGAAAAACAAGCCTTACTTGATAGCTTAGGGCTTGGAAATCTTGACGCACTAAAAGCTCAAATGGATCAAATCACACAAGCACAAGCAGCACAAGCAGAGGAAGCTAGACGCCAAGCAGTCTTTGATAAAAATCTAGCAGAGTTCAAAAAAGACTATCCAACAATACGCCCTGATGATCTAGCAGAGTTTGCAAAAGCTCACGGCATGAGTGATCTACTAGGCGAAAACTACGTAGGCTGGAAAGCAGTAGCAATAGGAATGATCAATGTAGCAAAAAGCAAAGAGAAGCCAGACGAAATTTTAAGCGGCTCAAATGCAAGCAGTGAGCTATCGGCGTTTGATAGAGCCAAAAAAGGCGAGAACGTGAGCGATGTGGAATATGGCGCAGAGCTTTTGAAATTAGCAGGGTTATAAGGAGTGAAAAATGGCAGGATTTTTTGACTGGGGTGGAAGCAATATAGCACAAGGGGCTGGCAAAAATGGCGGTGGCTTTTTAAGTTGGCTTGGTGGTGGTGACGCAGGCGGCACACCTAACTGGCTAACAGCTTTAGGAACTGGTGGCGCATTATGGAGTGCTTATAACCAAAACAAGGCAGCAAAACAAGCATTTAAACTAAATAAAGATGCTTATGACTTTAACAAAATGCTTTCACAAAGACAGCTACAAAGGGAAAATCAAGCAAACCAAAATTTAATCAATGCTTGGAACGCATCAAACTTTCATAAACAACAAGAGGACGAGGCTTACTAATCTAAGCCTCACAAAAAGGAGCGAAAATGCCGTATTTTAACCCAAACAAAGTAGATTTCAACTACAACACCAACACAATAGACGCAGTAGGCGCAACTGGTAGAGCATTATGGGATATTTACCAAGACAGTGTAAAGAACAACTTCACAAAACAAAGACTAGCAGAGGAGAATAGATCAAATTTAGCGCAAGAGAACTACAACAATAAACTTTTTGATGCAAACGAAGCGTGGAGACAGAATCAAGCAGAAAATCAAGAAAAAGATAGAGTGTGGAAAATGAATACTGACGCCAGAGATTTTGCGCTCAAAGAAAAACAAATTAATGCTCAAATAGACGCCAATAATGAGAATAGAGCATTTAATCAATGGTATAAAAACCAACTTTTACTAGACAGGCAAGACGCAAGGGAAGCAAGGGCACAACAAAACAACCTTGACTTAAAAATAAAAATGCAAGCAAATGAGGGGGAAGTTGGCGCACTTGCAGAGGCAAATTCAGACAATGCTTTTTTAGCAGGACAATATGGGGCGCTAAACCCTGACGGAACGATAGATAAAGATAAATTTGTAAAAACAATGGTGGCTCAATATAAGACAAACCCAAAAGCCGCTGTTACAGCGGTAAATAAAGCACTGGCTGAGAAAAAAGCACTAGATGCGAACCTCGCACAAAGTAACACCATAAAAACAATAGCAACACTAAAAGAACAACTAAGCCAAATCCCAGAGGATAAAAAACTAGATGACTATGATGGCTGGATTGATAGAGCTGGCGATAATATAAATGCGTTGATGGGAAGAGGAGCAGATAAGAAAGCAGTTGAAGCTATCTTAGCAACGTTAAACAACTTAGGATTTCAAAACATGAGAGTTGGCAGAGCTGACGCTGAAAGAAAAGATTTTGACAAAGAATATAAAGTAAGTCTTGATAGTGCTTTTGTTGATAATGACAAGCTTGCTAAAGCTCAAAAGCTACAAGGGATAACAATACCTGCTGGCATAAAAGAGCTAGAGCTAAAAAGAGATAGTGTAAGTAACCAATATGCAAAACAGCGATACCAAAAAGAAATAGATGAGGCTAATAAAGTAAATGCGAGGTTAAATAAGTTTTTTAATAAAAGAGCCAATAAAAGCACTAAAGATTACAACAATGTGAGCGACTATTAAAAAGGACAAAAAATGCAATTTGAAAAGACTAAAATTTATAATACCATAGCAAAAGATCGTTACGATAACCGCATAAGGGAAGCCAACGCTGATAATGATGAAGAAATGGTGGATACGATAAATGATATTAGAGCGCAATTTGACGCACAAGTGCCACTAACACAAAAGTTTTTTGGCGACAAAGAAGTGGTAGAGCAAAAGGGGGTTGATGCATTAAAACAAATATCAGCTGAGTTAAAAAGACAAGGTAAAGGCAGTCTTGTCAATGCTGACGGCAATGTCCTTTTTAAAAACAAAGCTGGTGAGCTTGTAGATTTAGATCAAGGAATATTAAAAGACCTTTGGCATAGCACAAAGGCGAACAAAGGAGCTATTGTGGCAGGCGTAGGTGGAGCGCTTTTAGCTCCATTAACTGGCGGAACAAGCCTATTACCAGTAATAGCAGGTGGGGCAGTTGGCTCTGCGCTTGGTGCAGCAGGAGACTATATATACAACGCAAATGATACTGGGCAAAACGTAGATACTGGAACACTTGCAAATTTAATGTTAGAAAACGCAGGACTTAGTGTATTAGGCGATGGCGTAGGTTATGCAGTAGCAAAAGGCGGCAAAGCACTAATAAATAAAGCAGGCGATGTAATTAACAAGAGCAAAACATTAAAAGATAGCCTTGGCAATGAGATAAAAGACGTAGATATAAAACAAAAAATTACAAATGCAATAAATAATACCCCGCTAGTAGGTGATGTGACAAGCTCAAATCACGCACCAGCAATGGGAGACATAACAAGGAGCATTAAAGCAGCAGATGCGGTTTTGTCGCCTGAAGAGCTGGCTGAAAAAGAGGCTTATTTAGCCAACAATAAAATAGAGTTAAACGATATAAACACTTTAGGGCTGAAAGCAAAGGCTTATGCAGAGGATTATGCTAATAGAACAAGTAGCCCTTGGGTAAAGGATAAAGTCACAAAGGCTGGCGAATACATAGAGAATAAAGCCAAAGGCACACTTGACCCACAAATCACAAAAGAGCAAGAGATTGCATTAAATAATGCCTTTGCTGATCCTAGCGAAATGAAAACTATCGCGGATGTAATAGGTAGCGATGACTTGGTGCGAAATAAAGCTATAAAAATAATTGATGACCAAGCACAAAAGAGATTAGAAGCAGCTGGCATTGATAAAAACTTTAGGATAAACCCTGAAAGCTTTAGAAAGCTAGATGATCAAGACAAGGCTCTAGTAAGTGATATTTTAGGTAGCTATGTAAATGCTACAAAAGGCGACTATAACCAAGTAGTGGATGCTTTTAAGCAAGTGGCAGGCGATAGCCCACTACAAATAGACAAAAAGGGGTTGGACGATACAATAAACAGCATTGTGGCTAATTACGCAAAAGTAGAGGATAGAGATAAAATGCGTATAGCCTTAGGCCAAATGGCACAAGAGGGGTTTAATATTAATAAAGCTTTTGATGTTAGGCGTTATCTCAATAAAGCAATAAGAAACTCAGATTATACAGGCGAGCAACAAGCAAGAGCCTTAAAAGAAGTGTTGGATGATAGTATGTTTAACTCTCTTGGCGATGATGGAAGACTAAGAGCACTATTAAAAGAGCAAGATGATAAATATGCTCAAATGAAAGCACTAAAAGATACTAGAATTTTTAATAAAAACAACGATCTTTTAAACGACGATTTTAGCTTTAGTAAAATGGGCGAGTTAATAAATAAGAATAACGATGTTTGGGCTAAGGCTACAAAAGGTCTTAGTAAAGAACAAATAAGCGAGATAGAAAAAGCCTACATTAGAAACACTATCAAAGATGAACTAACTGATCTTGGTATGAATAGAAAAGGGTTTAATCCTATTGCGGTAGCAGAAAAATTAAGCGATGCTAAATTTGTGAGTGACGAAGCGAAAACTTTACAAAAAGCACTATTTGATGATGCAAAATTTCGCCCAAACACAAAAGGCATAATTGACGCAATAGATGCAGGGTTAAAGACAAAAAGCCAAGGTGGAAGTATAGCCACAAGCTTTAGTGGTAAAGTAGCCATGGCATTTGTAGCAAGAAGTTTTGAACGCTTAGCAAAGCATATCCCACTAATAGGCAAACAAGCTGGCAAAAAGAATTTATACGCTGAGGCATTTTTAAAAGCCAAAACTACGTCTGACGCCTTAACCGATATAATGAAAAACGAAGCTATACCGATAAAAGATAGATTTGATCTACTTACTCAGGCACAAAGCAAAGAGATAAGGGGGTTAATTGATGATTTTATGGCTAAAAAAGAGCAGGCTAAAAGTGATCTAATAAAAATGGATAATGGGGCGTATAGACAACACTCTATGATCCGCCCCAACGAAGATATAATAGAGCAAAAGGGCTTAAAAGATACTAAAATAAATAATGCAATAAAAGAATTAGAAAAAGTTAATATTAACACACTAAATAATGAGCAAAAAAATATATATGATGTATTTATTGGGAAAAAGGACAAAATAGTGTTGCAAGGCCACGACCTAAATGATCTTTATTCTTTTGAGCAGGGGTCAAGAAATGCTGGGGCAAAAAAAATAATGATAAAGCACGCTGGTGTAGAAAAAACTGGGGGACTTAACAATGATGAGCTTTTGAATATTATGGACGTGATAAGGGGTGGGGATATAAACAGTGATAGTTTTGAGCAGTTACCGAGCAAAATAAGGTATGCGTACACGTTAGAAAAAAATGATGTAAAATTAAAAGTAGTTGTAGATGAATATAATGACGGTAAAAAAATCTTTGATTATTATAGCGATAGAAATTTTATTGATTATAACAATAAAACGAAGGTAGATACCGATATGGATGTTATATCAAAAAATAACCAAGAAGGAGTAGAAAATCTGCTTGATGCAATAGACACAAGTAGCGACAAGGTAGGCTTAGTTAAGAAAGTGTTATTAAGCAAAGATATAAGCGACGGCGTAAAAGCTAAAGCGGTAAATAGACTAACTAAAAATAAAATTAGTCAAGGTGTAAAAATTAGCCATATATCTACTAAAAACTCCAATAATAATTAAAAAGCCCTATATTTAGGGCTTACTCTCTTTTCAAAAAAACAAAAAATATTCTAACTTTGCCAAAATTGGGTAGATTTGGCACAGCCGTTAATGATAAATTGCCATTAAATTGCATAAAAGGAGCAAAGAAATGGCAATAACTACAACTGGGTTTCAAGCCCCAGCAACAAAAAGAGAAGGGCTAAAGCCTTCGGTATATGACAAAATAATTTTAATAGGTGCTGACGAGACGCCTATGCTAAGCCTTATTGGCACTTCAAGTGTAAAAGGCATAGAGCACTCTTGGCTAACTGACAGCTTAGCTGCCCCAAAGAAAAACGCACAACTTGAAATATCTGACTTTGACGATCAGATCAAATCAAGCGTGCAAAAGACTTCAAATGCGGTGCAAATTTTCACTTCAAACGTTAGCGTTTCAAGAAGTATGCAAGCAGTGGCAACTTATGGCGGTAAAGAGCTAGAGCGTGAGACAGCTAAAAGAGCAAAAGAGCATAAGCTAGATATGGAGTATGCTATCTTTGGTCTTGGACGTGATGCTGATGTTAAAAAGAGCGTGTTTAAAGCACCGAGCGTTAGAACTGACGCAACAGCTGGCGAAATGGCAGGCTTATTTTACTTCTTGGCTAAGGGTGCGGCTGCATTTGCAAGTGGTAAGCGTGGCAATGTTGTAGCATTTGATAGCTCAGGCGATTGGAAAGGCACTCCAGCAGCACTAACTGAAACCGTGCTATCACAGCTACTTCAAAACATTTGGGACGCAGGCACAACTCCAAAAGATGTATTCATTGGCGCTGATCTAAAGCCAGCTATTAACAAAATAGCTACTAGACAATTTGGTAACGAGAAAAATATCAACTCTAGCGTTGTCAGCCTTGACACTGATTTTGGTAGGGTAAATTTTAGACTTCACCGCTTCTTAAGTCCTAAATATGGCTTGGGTGATTGTATCATCGCAGGAGATTTTGACTACATAAAAAATGGTCTATTAGTGCCAACTGAGTTAGAAAACGTGACTACTTCAAAAACAGCTGTCCAAAAAAGATACTACACTGAAAGCTGCCTAGAAGTAAGAAACGCAGACGCATTTGCAATAGGCGTTGGCTTAAAGGCTTAGTAATGCTTTGCACTGAAGCCAAAAAACATTTGAGCTTTAAAACGACAGCAGGGGTTAAGCTCCCTGCTGATGATATGCTTAGCTCGCTATTCTTAGAAGCTATGCTTTTTTGCTGCGATAAGTGCGTACCTACTATTTTACTAAGGCATTTTGGGAGCGAAGAAAGACCTTATAGGAATATTGATAAACAAACTTTTATTTGCGTGCCAGATGTACCAAATTTTAGTGATCCAAAAGAGCATTTACAAATAGACGAAGCTTTGAGCTATGCAGTGATTAACTATGTAGCTTTTTTGATTAACAAAGACACATATTACCGCACGCTAGCACTTGAAGCGATAGCAGACTACAACGCAAACGAAATGAGTGATTATGACAGACTATGAGCTAATAAGAGTTTTGGAAAACGCAAGAGATTTAAGCAAGATAGACCTTTTGCGTTTTTTTACAGAACTAGCTGAAAAACTAAAAAAAGCTAAAGAAACTATAAAGGTTAAACAATGGTAACGATAGAGGAATTAAAGCTTGGCAATAGAACACTAGAAGCATTAAAATTCTTGCTCTCTCAAATAACTGAGTTAGAAACAGCAATAAGCCAAATAAATATAAGCGAAATAAAAGACGCGAATACTCTAACAAAAGAGCAAATATTGACGCTACAAGATGTTAAAGCGGCAGTTGAAAACATAAAAACGGAGCTAAGCTTTAAAAAATCAGATTTTGATGAGAAAAAACAAAATTTTGATACCAATCTTAGCACTTTTAGAAATGATAAGGCGGATTTTGACGAGAAAAAGGCAGATTTTGATAGTAAAAATAATACTGCACTAAGCAATTTTGCATTTATCGCCAGCAATGTAGAAAAAATTAATAAAACAAGTGATCTATTAGCTGAGGCAAAATCTATTTTAGAAACAATCAAGCCAATAGAGCAAAGGGCTCAAACAGCACTTGAAACATTAGCTAATTCTCAAAGCAAATTTGCTGAATTAGACGCTCTAAAAGCAACACTACTTGAACTAAAAAGATCACTTGAAAATATAAGCACAACCGGACTAATAAACGACACTAGTACTAGTACAACCACAACTTACTCTAGTACAAAAATTGGCGCTCTAACACAAGGGATGCTGAGAGAAGCAGATGCTAGCGAGAATAACGCTGGCGGTAAGATAGTGCGCCGTAACGCCGCTGGCAATATTTATGCCACAAATATTTATATAAACGAACCAACAAAGGCAGAAGTAACCACGATCAAGAACTCACTAGCCACAGATAAATGGCGTTTCTTAGTACGCAATTCTGACGAGGGCATACTCAAATCAATGTCAATAAAAGACTTTATAGTAGGGCAAGAAGTAGACGCCTACACTAGATCACAAAGTGACGCCAAATATGAATTAAAAAGCACAGCATATACAAAAATAGAAAGTGACGCCAAATTTTTAAGAAAAGTGGATAAGGTAGACGCTTACAGTAAAATTGAGAGTGACGCCACATTTCTAAAAAAGACCGACAAGATAGACGCATATAGCAAAATCGAGTGCGATGATAAATTTGCTCTAAAAACCGAGCTAACGGACGGTTTGCCGATAGGTGCGTATCTAAGCTATCCAAGCCAAAAGACTATCCCTGCTGGCTTTTTGATAGCGGATGGCAGAAGTCTCAAAAAAGCAGAATACACCGAGCTATTTGACGTGATAGGCTACACATACGGCGGAAGTGGCGAAAGCTTTAACTTACCGAATTTCGCCGATGGCAAGTTCATGAGGTCAATAGGCGGTAATGCTGCTGCTTTAGGCACATCTCAACAAGATGCATTTCAAGGGCATTATCATAATTGGAAAGACAACCCATCATTGGTGGGGTGGGCATACACTGTAACTGGGAATACATCAAATAAAGTAGGCACTAGAAATAGTGAGACCCCTATTGCAGAGCCAAAATCAGATGGGGTAAATGGCGAGCCAAGAACCGCAAATGAGACAAGACCGTACAATATGGCGGTAGTTGTCATCATAAAAGTCAAAAACATAAATACTCCAACAGCTGGGCAAATCGATAAAACAATACTTGCAACTGAAGCTAAATCGGGAATTGTTAAACTCAAAAACTCAATAACTGCAAAGCAAGAGGACGCAGCAGTAACCGAAAAGGCTGTGAGTGATGCGATAGAAACTAATCAAAGCATAGGTATAGGGCAAGCTTGGCAAGACGTACTAACACAAAGACAACTGAATATAACATATACAAACACAACTGGCAGACCTATAATGGTGAGTATAACAGTAGATAGCAACTCCGCTACCGCAAACAGAGTGGCGCTATATGTGGGGGACGTAAGGGTTGCTCGTTTTGAAAACGTAAATGGGCTAGCTACACAACTATGTGCCATAGTTCCAGACAAAAAAACATACCAGCTTAAAAGCGAGATAAATGCGTCAATTATTAGCATTATGGATTGGGTTGAATTACGATAAGGAGCAAAAATGAAATACTACAAAGATAAAAATAATGAAATTTATGCGTATGAGGATAACGAGCAGCCGATACAAGAGGGGTTGGCTCAGATAGATGAAGCCGAGCTAAATGAGATTTTGACTGGCAAGACTGACGAGCACGCCGAAAGACTAGCCGAGATCGAAGCCGAAATCGCTGAGCATGAAAACTATATACGCCACGCCCTAATAATCGGCAACAACGCCGTACTTGAAAATTTAAGAAGTGAGTACAAGGAGTTAATTGAAGAGCGTGAGCGCCTAAACGCAACAAGCGAATCGATAACGGTAGCGGTAATGGATCATCTATAAGGAGAGAGTATGAGCTATTTTTTAATTTGCATATTGTCGCTAATTTTAGGCGTTTTACTCTGCCCTATCGTGATCTTTCTAAGGGCTAGAAAATGCGATCAGTGGGACAACTCAAACATGACAAACATTTTAAGAGTGTTTAGCCATCTGGCGACACATCCTGACGACTTTGCCAAATTTCAATACGAAGATGGCAAAAAGCCGTTTTGGTATTTAGGTGGTGATGAATTTACGGATATTGTAAAAACTAGACCAAAGGAGAACAAATGAGAGCAAAAATTAAGAGATGCGAAATTTGTGCATCAAAGTTGGATAAAGACGGCGCTTGCACTTGGGACGGATGCCCTAAAAGCCCTAAATATAAAGAAAAAGAGCAAGAAAAATCAAAAGACAAAAAGGATGAGTAATGCTTAAATTTAAAGAGCTTTTGCAACTCTTTTGTATTATCGTCGTCGAGCTACCACTAGAGATGCTTGGCTATATAGTAGTGCCGATCGCTCTAGCGTTTTGCAACAAGCAAAGCGAGCACTTGCCAAAGTGGGCTAGGTACTTCGAGGATGCTAGCGACTATTACAACGGCGAAAACTCGGCGATAAACGGCGATAGTGGCTGGCGAAAAGAGCACTATCCAAACGGCAAAAATAGGACGTATTTTGCGCGTCTTTTGTGGCTATATAGAAACCGCATAGGCTACTTTTCAAGCCGTGTAAATGGCGTAAAAGTGAGTGAAATAGAACCATCAAGCGTAAGAGTACAAGGCAATATCAAAGTCACGAGCAACGGAGGAGCGGTTAGCGACTTTTGCAAAGTGACGCTAAAACTAAAAGATGGACGATCACGATTTGGACTTTTCAAAACGATCCGCTACAAAGGTTTTTTAAGTGGCTTTTATTGTCGTATTTATGTCGGTTGGAAATTGCTAGACGTGGCAGAGATGAACGAATACAACAAAGCTACTTTTATGCAGCCAAACGACAAAGAGTATCTCAAGAGCGTATGGGCGATTAATCCATTTAAAAGGGTGCAAAATGAGCGATAAATTCTATATAGGAGCTATCTTGTTTTTGAGTTTTGTAGTTGGCGTGCTCTACTGGTTAAACAATAATGCAGCGGAGAAAATCGACGAGCTAACTAAAAAGATAGCGTTAAAAGAGGCAAGTAGTGCCGTAGTTGTTTCTAATTTGGAAACATGTAACGCCAAGATCGAGCTAGCCAACACAAGCCTAAAAGCTCTAAGCGTGCCAAAACAAGACGAGGCAAAAATAAAAGAGCGTGTTATAACTAGGGTTGAGCGTGTGACAGTGCCTATCAAAGACGCCGCCTGCGAAGAAAAGCTAAATTTCTATGAAAGGCTATTAAATGAAGCTAATAGCAAGTAGCCTAATAGTGGCGTTTTTCATAATCGGTTGCAGCTCAAAGCCTGAAGTGATAGTAAAAACACAATATCAAGACGTATATGTGCCAGTGGCGTGCATTGAGAAAATGCCAACAAAGCCAAAGTATAGCCCTGAAAATTTAGAAAGCGCAAAGGAGCTAATAGGCTATTTTCTCACATGTGAGGAACTTTTAAAAGGGTGCGTAAATGGAACGAATAATAAAAAAAACTAAAGCTTTCTGGCTGAATAAGATGGTCGTAATAGAAATAATATTATCCGTCCTAATAATGTATGTTTTTACCTATAAATTTTAAAAAAAAGGACTGGGTAATGGATGATCTTATGGATAGGCTAGGCTTTTATTTTTGGGTGATAATAGTTGGCTTTGTGGGTGGCGTACTAAGCATTGCAGGGGGCAACGCTAAGGTTGCAAGCGATGGCAAGGCTATCATAAATTTTTTCGTTGGCACTATTAGCTCGACCTTTATATGCTGGGTAGCTTACGAGACGGCTTTTTATTTCACTGGGAAAGGTAGTTTTAGTCTCGCAGTTGGCGGCTTTTTTGCGTGGAGAGGCACAGCTTGGGTTAGCACGGTGATCGACAAAGCAATAGACAAAAAGATAAACAATTTCAGCGACAACAACTATGATTATACACCAAGACCCCCTCGTGACTACGATATAGGAGATGAAAAATGAACTACACACAAGCTTTTAATCTTTTAATGAGCTTAGAATTTAGTCGCCCTGAAAAAGCCCTACATAAAAATCCAACAGAAAATGGGCTAACTTTTATGGGCATTTATGAAGTAGCTAACCCAAGCTGGCAAGGCTGGGGACAAGTTAGGGCAGCAATCAACGCATACGGTGATCTAAAAAAGGCTAGCGTCGCTTTGTATAACGATGATGCGCTTGTAAATTTAGTCGCAAGCTTTTACAAAAAAACATACTGGGACGCTCTATGCCTAGATGACGTAAATAGCCAACTAAAAGCAAATGAGCTTTTTTGCTTTGCTGTCAATGTCGGAGTAAAAAGTGCCGTGCGTGTGCTTCAAAATATGCTGGGGCTTATGAGCGACGGCATAATGGGGGCGAATACACTAAAAGCGCTTAATGCCTATGATACTGTAGCCTTTGATAGTGATTTTGATAGGGCAGAGATCGCCTATTATCGAAATTTAATAAGAAAAAACCCACGCCTTGGTGTATATGAGCGAGGCTGGGAGAATAGAGCGAGGAGTGTGTAATGGCTGAAAGAAATTTAGGCGACGAGATCGACGAAATAAAAACACAACTACAAACAATTACAAATAAGATCAGTAGCCTTGAAGATGAAGCTAGATCATTGCGAAGTTTTACAAACGATCTAAACAACACAATCAATGGCTTTTCATTAAGGATTAGACGAATAGAAACAAATGGATTAAAAAGTGCCGTAAGCGACTTGCGCGATGATCTTGATTTGCAAAGAATAAAAGTAACTAGACTGGAGAGAAAAGACAATGGACTTTAAAAACGCATATTTAGAAAGAACGAGAGAGCTATTAAAACTAAGCATCGGAGCGGACACACCATATCAAGAAACACTAAAGTATCTTGATGATTGTTTTGAGAAATACGAAATACCAAACCAGCACAGAATAAACGTGCTTTCTCAAATGCTACCACTAATCACAACACAATTTACCATTACAGCAATGCAAACTGGGCTTGAGCTAACACAACAAGACCTAAGCTTTGAGTTATCACTAAAAAACCTTGAAAAGCAAGCAGCCGCAATGGATGCAAACATTGAGGGCATAAAAGAGCAAACAAGAAATACTAAACTAAAAAATGATGAGCTAGAGGCTCAAGCGGCAGATAAACTAGAAAATTTAAAAGAGCAAAACAATCTCTTACGAGCTCAAATAGCAAAACTAGCAAAAGAGCAAGCGCTAGCAGAGAGCCAACAACGTGCAGTAGATAGGCAAGTGATCGACAATAGAATAATCAAATCAATGTCAGTGCTTGGAAACTTTATCGCAGAAAATCAAGCTGGTGGTATGATAGTGCCGTCTGATATGACAAAGTATTTGTTTAATATGGTGCATGCGCTAATTAAAAACGATATAACGATCGATGAAAATAAAAACTTCACGATGACAAAGAAATGATCGGCTTAAGTGATATATTAAATTTAACAAACTCGGACACTGGCGACGACTATGAGTTTATGGCTGGCGGCCAGTTTGATTTTTATCAAGCAGGCAGTCTTGGCTACTCTGCTTTTAACACACCTTCGCCTGATCTAAGGAGCTTTTTTATCGCACAAGCTGGCAACTTAAGTGGCGCCATAGTTGGGCTAAATGAGGATTTTGCCGAATACGTGCTAATGCCGATGATAGTCGCTATAAACCAGCCTGATTATGATACGAGCATAAATTTACTTATTGATAGCGTGGAAGCGGTAACAAAAATAAAATTTTCTACTCCTAAAAGCTCAAATAGGGATAACCGCTTTGGCAGGATAGACGGCAACGGCTTTGCTAGTTTGCAAAGAGGCGACTACGCAAGCCTAAAAGAATTCGTAAGTGAGCTAAGAAACGACAGCTATGCCGAAAATCTAGCTGAGGACGTTGGCAGAATGTATGGTGGTGTAGTAGGTCAAGCTTTGGCTGGCATGCTATATGATGGCATTGTGAATGGACGCTTCAACGCGATGAATGTAGCCGAGGCGATGTACCAAAATATGAAAAGTACGCTAACCTCAGTTGCTATCCAGAACACACTTTCAGCACTTGGCACGACCATATCCCCGCTTGGTATAGCTCCGATAGCTGGGCTAATCAACGCCCTTGTAACAGAAGTTTTTGAGATGGCGGTAGGGCTTGATAATAGTTTTGGTTTTGGTGGTGATCTTAATGCAGTAGTAGGCAATACAGCATTTTATGATCGCCCTATGAGTTTTGGTGAGTTTATGCAAGATACGTTTAGCGGTTGGTTTGGCATACCTGATGCAGTGATAGGACAAACTGACTACAACGGCAGCGTAACTGGCGTGAGAGTTGGCAAACAATTATACGGATACAAAATGAAGCAAACCTTTGATGATGCACTACATGACAGACCTGGCACAAAAACACTAACTAGCCTTGATCCAGCAAGAGCAGCAATGCAAAATTTTGCACGCAATAAACTAGAGGGCATAAGGTCGCAAAGCTCGCTAATGACAAATATGCGCATGGATAGTCTAGGCAGGCTAAACTACGAGATAAACACTCGCACATCACTACAAAATGCAGGTTTTGATACAACGCTATCAGATGTGGCATTTAGTGCGACGCAGCAAATAACAAAATCATTGCTTGATAAAGTAGTAGCTTTTGATTTGAATGCCTTTAATATTGCGCCAGCTGGAGCGTCAGAAAGTGATCACACTAACGCCAGCACAACAGCTAGAGAAAACACATATACTGGCTCAAATGAGTGGGCAAACACTGCCACAAAACTTGCATCAATAATGAGAAATGGCGGCAATGGGCTTGGAGTGTCGGTTGATAAAAACGGAAATTTTAGTTTTTCAAATACTCCAGCAGGCAATATGGTAGAGGCAATGGGCTTGGTTGGCTTTGGTGGGGCTAAAATAGACTATGGGCTTGCTTCAAAAGTAGCTGCTGCCCTTGCTGCCGCAAAAACGGCTATCGAAAAACAAAAAGCAGCAAAAAAAGCTGAAGCAGAAAGGAATTCACAAAGAGATAGTTATGGGCAAAAAACTAGAGGATGGAATGATCACAGCACTGGCTTTGGATATACAACAAGTAATGGGCGGTTAAATCGAGATAGTAGTGGAAGAAGGACACACTCTAGTGAAAGAACTGGGCTTGGCAAAAAAAGCAGAGGGCAAAAATCAAGAGAAAGACAAGCCAACAAAAACGGACGAAAATAAAAATGGTATAATTCTTTAAAAACACACCAAATTTTTAACAAAATATCTTTTTTGCTGTCCTTTTGGCTGACTAATATTTTTAAAATTGCGTCTATTACGTAGCAAGAGTTGATTTTTTAAATCCCTCTCTGTCCGCCACTAGTTATAAACAATCACAAACTTTTACCAACTTTTGCAAACATTGAGCCACGATTTTAACGTTATTTTAAAGCCTTTATACATAAAATTACAAACAATTATAAACAATAGCAAACTATTATTATCACAACTTTTTAGCTGACTTTTAGCTGATCGCCTCCAAAAAAGTAGCTAAAAATATAACAATAGTCAGCCAAAAGGACAGCTAAAATGCCTAAGCTTTCACGCCAACTAACGATCACGCAGTTTAAAAATCTAAAAGCAAAAGAGAAGCTATATTTTGTCAGCGACGGTGACAATCTATTAATCAAGATAATGCCAAACGGCACGAAGTTTTTTATATATGAGTTTCGAGAAAATGGCAAGCGTCACCGCTTAACGCTGGGCAAGTATGATGAAATGAGCCTAAGCGATGCAAGAGATAAAAGAAACGAATTAAGATCAAAACTCAATCAAGGCAAGAGCCTAACTCAAACAGCAGAAAAAACAAAATTTAAAGCAGTTTTTGAAGCGTGGTATAAAACAAAAGGGAAGTTGAGTGAGAAACAGCAGTTTTGGATAAAAAGGCGGTTTGAAACATTATTTTTGCCAAAATTTGGAGAGATGGGGATAAAAGAGATCACTAGAAAGGATATTATTGCCGCCCTTGCACCACTTCTTGGCGATGACAAGCAAGAAACGATACGAAAAACACTAGGGACACTAAATAGCTTCTATAAATTTGCTCTTTTGCACGAATATGTAGAACATAACATTGTCTCGGATATTGATAAAAGTGCGCTAATCGGCAAAAAAGATGTAAAACATTTTGCATACTTAAAAAACGATGATGAAATAAGAGCCGTATTAATGGCGATAAGAGAGTACTTTGGAGATATAAGAGTAAAAACGTGTGCGATATTTCAACTATATACCGCAGTAAGAGGGCAAAACGCTAGAAATGCTAAGTGGTCGCAGATAGATTTTGAAAATTGTCTTTGGCATATCCCAGCAGACGAGATGAAAACGGCAAAGCCTCACGAAGTGTTTTTGTCAAAAAGTGTTATAAATTTGCTAAAAACATATCGTGAGCGCCTGCCTTTAAAAAGTGAGTTAATTTTTCCGTCCGTAAAATCAAATGTGCGCCCAATTAGTGATAATACCATCCGTTCAATGCTTAGAAACCTAGGCTTTAATAACGATATGGTAACACCACACGGCTTTAGGGCTACATTTAGCACGATTGCAAACGAAAACATAGATAAGCACGGCTGCAATAGTGATGTTATCGAGCTTTGCCTCGCACACGTTGAGAGTAACAAGGTTAAAGACGCGTACAACCACGCCAAAAATCTAAAAGCAAGAGCTAAGCTTATGCAGTGGTGGAGTGATTATTTAGATAGCTTGGGCGGTTTTGCCTGATTTGTAGGCGGATATTGAGTTTTGAGAATAATAAATTATTTTTGAGTTTATCTTACTCGCCGTGATCTTGCCAGCTAGCACAAGGCGTCTTAAGCTGATAGGCGACGTTAGCCCTAGCTGTTTTAGGGCTTCATCGCGCGTAATAAATGTATCGCTCATTTCCTCTCCTTAATATAGTCTTTCAAATCTCGCAATGCGTGCCGTAAATAGCGGACGTCGCATTTAAATAAAAGAGCTTGTATTTGCTCGACTAAATTTATTTTTTCATTGTGTGCCTCACAAAATGCCTCTAGGTTTGCAAGGGCTGCTAAATGTTTTTCTCTTTCTGGACTACTCATCTAAATAGCTCCTTATTTTCGTAAATGTTGCCTATGATCTCATATCCGTCAATATTCCACAACGGAAAGAAACCTTCATTAGGGTGCTCTACGCCATAAGTGGCATATACCTTATCCCAGACTACTCTTGCAATAAATCCTTGTATAACCCTGACATTACGCTTTATGCCGCACTTTATTATGTGTTCAGTGTATACTTCATTCTTATTGCTATCTAAGAAGCCAGTAAACTCCATTAATTCGAATCGCCCTTTAGTAACTCTATAGACTTCTTCATTCAGTTCATCATCTTTTATTACGATACTCTGAACTTCTCCGTTAGGTAGTAGTTCTAGTATTTCTACATCAACTATCTTATGATAGTCTTTGATGTATGCTTTATACTTAATGTTTCTCATTAGTCCTCCTTTAATTTAAATCCTAAGCTATACATAGGCTGCCAACTAAGCGTATAGTGATTAGTTCCAAACTCTTCGTCCATCTCAGGTATAGTCTTTCTAAATAGGCATATAGAGTATCTTTTAAAGATGTAATCGTAAATATTAAAACACCACAAGACATCTCGTTCATTGATAAATTCTTTCTCTACTTCTTCTATGGGACGCAGGCTTTCATCGCTAAACCTGTAATACCCTTGCTCTATCTCTATAATCTCATAGGTAGTGACGTGTGGTGTATTTACATCCCCTATAAAAACAAGAATATCTCCTACTTTAAACTTAGTATCTTCGCTAGGCTTTATTCTGTATTCCTCTCTATCAAAATCCCAAGTATCCGTGCCTTTTGCAAACCAGCGTTGAAAAAAGGTATCGTAGGCATCTACGATTTTACCCTCTGCATAAGCTGTGATAAGTTTTATCTTTTCTTCTAGTGTTATCTTTTTCATTATCTCTCCCTTAATTTTTAGTGTTTTTACGCTCTACATTTTCCCTAATATATGCATCAATAAATAGTATTGCCATTGCCAACAACAAAGACAGCGCTATTACATGCACTCCTCGCCAAAGGATAATCCCGTCAGTGAGGTAGAAAAATGTGGTAAATATAAATGTTAAACTACCCATGATGCAAAGTATTGTTATGGCAAATATTATTAGCGGTGAGCTTTTGTCTAAATTCGCCAATGCATAGTAAATTTCTCTTAAAAAATATTTCATTGTTGTCCTTTCAAATATTCTCAATGTAAAAATAAGCCAGCGTTTGGCTATCCTCTGCCTCTTTGCGATATTTTGTATCGCAACTTTTGTTTGAGATATACGCTATCTTGTCTTTATTCATCGCGTAAAAATCAGCTAGTATCGGCGCTAATCTTTGCCCTTTGCGTTCGTTTGGTGCTAAACGCAAATAAAGCAGATCGCACGCTAGCTGTGGAGCTGTCGTGCTAAAGCTCTTTTTGGCAATGCATGCCTTGTTATCCAAAGCATTTATCTGAGTTTCTATCCGCCTTTTAAAGGCGTGATAGTGTCCGACTATCGGCGTCATCGCCTCGATCAGCTCGTCGATAAATTTGCTCGCTTTTTTATTAATAAATAGCCCTAGCTTCTCGGTGCTGTCCATTTTTAGAAACGAATACGCCATCACAAAAATAGCGGCGTCTTTTAGTTCAGCCGTTGTCATCGCTCACTCCGTTTAGATTTTTGCCTTTTAATATTTGTAGCACCTCTTGCTTTGAAAATTTAGAGGTTGGGCTTAGCTCAATCTTGCTAAGCCAGTAGCGGTCTAACTTTTCGCAGTAGTATTTCACGGCTCTTTTAAAACTCATACGAGGTGGTAGTCGCCCACATATCACAAAAACGCCGTTTTTCATTTGCATTTTTTCTTTTTCTCTTACAATCTTTTCGCCGTAAGTCATTATTTATTCCTTTCTTTATTGTGTTTTAAGTTTGTAGGATGCATAATTTGAGAATAAAAACACGCCTTGAATTTACTCCGCTGGAGTTTGAAATTCATATTTTATGCAATGCGTGTCCTAGAAATAGGTTTTACTCCGTTGGAGATTGAAAAAACATTGTTTTAAGTATTCTAAAGTGTTTCCTTGTAGGATTTGTAATTCATATTTTACTTAAGGCAGTGTTATTATTTTACCCTTATAGGGTTTTAGTGGGGAGAATTCCCCACCTTTTTTATTTTTTTTCGTTAAATTTTGTAAGTTTCTCAAAGATATTCGAACAAGTAGTATATTCTTCTTCAATTACGCCATCTTCAAGCCCAGCAAAATCATATATAGAAAAATAGAGGCACTCATAAGTTTGTATTTCATCACGAGAGATAGGCTTGTTTGTGATATATACTGCCTCGTCAAGATTTTCGCCGTCCCAAATTTCAGAGGCAATGATATACTTGTCGCCAAAAGGTATGCTATCTTCCATAGGGTTTAGTTTTGAGATATTTTTTGCGATGATTTCTTTTTCAATTTTTTTAATATTTTCATTCTCAAAAATATCAATAATCCCAAAATAATCTTTTAGCTCTTGTTTGATTTTATCTGCTCTTTCGCAGTGATCAAATTGTTTTTTTACTGCTGGCAGGTTTTCATCATTTTTAAAATTTGTATAAATAAATTCTTTCCAAAAGCCTTTTTTATTCTCTACGATTATCTCTGCCTCTGAAAAAATATGCCTATATTCTGGATTGTAGATAGGGATTATTTTACTTTTGCCACTAAGGGTATTCAAGTATAAAAATTTGTCGTCAAGATGAAATTTATACCCAGCTTTTTTAATTTTTCTGCTATTTCATCTTTATATTTTGAAACTATTTGCGCTCCAGATAGCTGGGCATATATTTCAAACACATCACCATTGCTAGCTTTTGCTTGCACTTTTGCCTGATCCCAAAGTTTTTTAAAATCTTTCATAATTTTCTACCCCTTAATAAGAGGGGCTACACCCCTCTATTTAATCTATAAACTCATTTTCATAGTTAAAAAATACTTCATCGGCAAACTCGCCAACAGAGTAAAACTTATCATCGTCTATAAATCTTACTGCTTTTACTTCATTTACGCCGTAAAACAAGCAATTATCATAACTTTGAAAGCCTACAATTTC